CGATTTCCTCCTGAGTTTTGATAACCTTGCCATTCAATATAATCACTAACGGCAAGATTTAAAATCCAGGTACAATAAGTTATATTTTCCGTACCATTAGTCATTCCATTATTTATTATAGTCTGAGAAACAACAGACCCATTTTTTAATAGACGATAATTCCAATTAGTCCAGTTGTAACCCATAGCATTTAAGTCCGCACGATAATAACCAGCCTTACCTGCTGGAATTGTCATACGGCCTGTGTTTGTTGCTGTGCTGTGAAAAGCATCTGTATCAAAAGACTCGGTATCAAAAGTCAGTATTGTCCACGTTGAGGTTGTAAGTGTTTGCCCGCCACCCTTGTAAACTTGGCAACCAGCAAAAGTTGAACCGCTTGACGGCGTAGCCCATTTTAAGCCAGTTGCAGTGGAACTATCCGCCACAAGTGTTTGGCCATTTGTGCCTACTGCTAGGCGTGCTGGTGTGTTATCGGCAGTTGCCGTAATAATGTCGCCCTTAGCATCCACGATTGAGTTCTGGATGGCATTTGGATCATCAAGGGAAACCCAAGCTGCACCTGTGTAGATTTCTACGACATCTGTGTCTTTAAGGTATGTGACCATTCCCTCTGCGAGAACGCTTGCAAGAGCAGTTGTACGCGCTGCTGCACTAGCAAAGACCATTACTGTCTGTTGCTGTAGGTATAAATTAACATCGCTAGCTGACAGCACATCTCCTGTGCTAAACAGCTTGTAGCCTGCTCCTGCCATTATTACTCCTTAGTAGCTAAAAGACGATACCCCAAGGATACCGTATTGTGTCGAATCTAGAATAAAGCCATCAATGATTGGCTCTAGTGTTGTAAATGTTGTCAGCCATGAATTAGGGGTGATGTCATGACTGACACCTTGAACCTGCAAGGTCTTGGTTATCGTTGATCCGCTATCGGTTGTATTGGTGATAGTTACAGGGTCAAAATAATCAAGGTTAAGAGCTGCCGTTACTCCAGCAGAATAGTTCGCTGTCATTAAATCAAGAGTCAAGGCATCAATGCGGATGCTGGTGTCTTTACGAGATGCCACATAAGCCTTAGCAAAGTTCATGGCTTCTGTATCGGTCTCCATAAGCAAGTTTTGTTGAGTGTATGAATGCAAAAAGTAAGTATCGATAGAAGCGGCATCACTGGCTACCTGTGTTGTACCACCAGTGCGCTGGATATTGGCTTGGTTATAGACGAGCTTGTCATCAAAGGCAAACTTGACATTGGCATAAGGAATGCCTGTTCCAGTCTGGTTAAAGACTGTTGGAGTACCACCAATAGATGCCGTTGTAAAGGCTCTATCTTGGAACACAGCGTTGCCAGCAGGGTCAATATAGAAAGCACCATACTCGGTCAGTTCAACTGTCTTAAGGGCTGTAAGAGCAGCTCTAGAACTTGCAGGGTCTGCCTGACAAGTAGTCTGCCCTGTATCAATATCGCGCATAGTTAAAGGCCAGTTGATAGTGTCTAGAATCTTTCCAATGCGAGTGCCAGTGGTTTGGCCTGCTGCTGAGCCAGTCACTGTAGTAATGGCAGAAGTGTTAAATATCTTAAAGGCATCAAAAGCAGTGATTGTCACATAAGCAGTTTCTTGGCCTTGAGGGAATGTGTAGCGATAGTCAGCTGTATATCCTGAGAATAGATAGTAATCAGTGCCATTGTAATTGGCTGAGATGCGAAGTTTTCTTGCTGGTTGTAAATACCCGTAAATTGGAGAAGAAGTATTTTGAGGATTAAAATCACCATTAGGGTCTAGGATTCTGACTGTTGCTTGACCAGCATCATAGGTATCTTGCAACACATTGCGACCTCTACGAATAGCGATATTGGTTGTAGAAGTTGAGTAATCAATAACCAGAGCAGCGTTATCAGCTAAAACATTAGTACCAAGAATACCTTTAACAGGATCATCTAAAGTAAGTGGAATACCATAAGCAGGGCCATTAGCAAAGTTTATGGATACTGAAATGGTTGCTGGAAGTGCCATTAGACCGCCGTAATGACTGCTTGACGACTATATCCAATAGCTGTGCCAGCCCAACCAGAAGCAGCTAAGGCTTTATTGATTGCTTCATTAAGGTCATTTTCGGCAATGATTGAGCCTTCAATGTTTGTGTTGATGGTTACGCCTGCTGGTAATTGATTACCTGTACCAGAAGTACCTAGTCCAACAGTGGATGGCATTGATGTGCTAGTACCACCATTAGAAGTAATACCAAGAGATGTGTTAGTTGCTCCCACAAATGGCACATAGCCACCAAGAGCAGCCTTTTGTGCTGCACCTAAAGAAGCAAAAGCAGAAGCTGCTGAGCCAGCAAAAGACTTGAAATAACCTTCAAGTGTATCTAACTGTTCTTTGACAGACATAATGTTCCAGTTTTTGAAGATATTATCAAGAGGCTTAATGTTCTGTAGGGTGCTAACTAACTTCTCTGTATTCTTCTGTGCCTCATCTAGCATCTTGGTGTATTTATCAATCTGGTCAATGTTCTCAGATTCAATAGCCTGCATGAGTTTGAGACGAATACGATCTTCTTCTGAAATCTTACCCTTAAGAGCTGCTTCAATCTGAATCTTTTGTAGGTCAAAGATTGCTTTGGCCTTAGCCAGTTTGAGATTATCTTTAGTTGATTTGGTTAAAGCCTGAGTTGCCTTAAGTTGAGCAGCTGCTGCTTTAGATGCAGCTATTGCATCGGCTTTCTGAGTATCCTGTGAGGAGACGCTTGTTGAAATGTTTCCCATGCCTTTGAAGCCATTAGCAGGATTATTGTAAAAGAAGAAGTTCTTTGGATCAAATAAAGATTTGGTGATATTGATAAACTTGCCAGTTTCGCGAGTAAGGGCTGCGAAAGCATTAGCAATTTTTCCAATGCCACTAATGACTGGATCAATAGTGTTTGACCCAGAAGCACTTTTAAGGGCATCAACAAATCCCTTGCCAATAGTTTCTTTGGCATTATTAACTGCAACCTGTAACTTGGCTATTTCGCCTGCATAAGTGCCAGCAGCAACAGAAGCCTGACCTGCAAAGAGAACAGAAAGTTTTTGTTGGATTTCTTCAAAACTTGAACTAGTCAGTTCTGCCTTGCTAAGTCCGACCCCTAAACGACCTAGAGCTTGAGTCTGTCCTAGATAACCCTTTTGAAGACTTTGTGAGACTTGGGTGAGGCTTTTACCTGTGCCTGCACTTATATCCAGTGCAAGGTTGAGCAATTCCTGAGACTTAGTAACTGACATTGTGGCTCGCAAAAAACGATCCATGGCTGGACGAAGTTCATCATCAAGGACACCAGTCTGTTGCTCTAAGCGAGAGATGTATCCATTGACTGTTGCTGAACTGCTACCAAAAGCGAGCCCAAGGTTATTAAGAGTCTGTCCTAATGCTTGAGCTGCTTTATCATCTTCTGCAAAGGCTTTGACTGAGCGACCAATGCCACCAATACCAAAAGCTAATCCTGCAGCAGCTGCTAATTTTCTAACACTTCTAGAGAGTTTATCGGTAGATGTCTCTGCTGCTTTGAACGCCTTTTTGCCTATGAACTCAGCGGCGATATTGATGGCTACGTTACTCATGCTGCTCTCCTAACATCTACCATTGCTGTTCTACGATTAAACTTTGTTGTTGTGTTTTCAATAGCCTTAAATACCGAAGCATTGGCTCTGCCCTGAGTGTTAGCCCATGCTCTAAAGATTAAACGACCCATCATGCGATGATCACCTTTACGAGCTGGGCCATAGAGTTGCCCTAAATTAGAAATAAATTGATTGCCAGCATAAGGATTATTTGAGCGAGAAACACCCTTAGATGCTCCGCCTGCTTTTGGCCCAACCCAATCTTGACCTTGACCATTCTTACGACCAGCAGTCTCATAGATTGCACCAATCATGGACTTATTCTGAATACGAATGTTATTAACAAAGCCAGCACGATTAGGTTTAGATGGTGTTGTCTTATAGATAATGCCCTTACGGATTTCCATAGCGTTGTATTTTGGAAACCTGCCACGAGGACTGGAAACTTCGCTCCAGCCACTCATAGGAGAGGCAACAGGCACAAATGACCTAGCTTCATTGACTATGGGCTTAAGAACTGCGCCTAATTCTTTTGTCAATTCTTTAGCAAGGTCTGGAGCATATTTGTTTAAGGCTTTCTTAAGAGCGACCGCGCCTATTACTTCTGTTGGCATCGTTCATCTCCTTTGCTTCATCTTTAAGACCTTCCAACAAAGCCTGAAGCATTGTCGGGTCTAAATCTAATAACTGCTGTGGCGCGACCCCCAACCTTATGCTCAGACGAGCAATGAGGTAGGTGAATGGAAGATCGCGCTTTAAGACAAAGGGTCTGAGTCTAACACCTCAACACTTTTAAGAGTGCCGATGAAAGTTTCTAACCTTGCATCTACTGGCTCACCTGACCGCTTAACAACTTCATGAGCAAGGAAATACACTTGGGTCTGCATTTCTTCTTCTCGAAACGCCTTATGGAATCCTACTTTGTAATGCTGTTCGAATACATATTCGATTAGGGGAGTTACTTCCCCTTGCACTACTTTTCCATCTGCAAATGTAACTTTTAACTGTGCCATGATTTGCCCCTTTGTTTAGTTGTTTAGAATGTACCTGTGGTTGCTACTGTGATTGCTCCTGAAACCTGAAAAGTCAGGCTCTGCATTCCTAGGCTTGCAACATCTCCAGCAATAGGAGTAATCGTATCAATTAAGATTAACCCGCTATAAAATGGATTAGCAGCTGAACCTGTTGCTGACTTGTCTAGTGCGCACTTGAAGTATGCATTAGTAGCAAATAAAGTGTTGAGTGATTGCAACACAGCAGTAGCTCCATCATCGTTGATTAAATCAACAGTAATGGTGTTATTCTGCAATCCTGCAACATAACGATGGCCAGTATCGCCCATCGCTGTGGTCTCAATCTGATCTACTGAACGAGTCAATGTGAAGCTTGTTACATACGCGCTAAGATCGATTGAGGCAGGGTCTGTTGCTCCTACTTTGAATCCAACCTTATTTACGATTCCCTGTGCCATAATTATTCCTCATCTTTCTTAGTGACTGGTTTTGGTGCTGTTGCAGTTTGACCGATTCGCACGAGCCATTCTGCGTTTGCTTTGTCGTTATCGGACATGATTAACTCCAACTTGTTAGAATTGATACGGACATCTCGCAACTGAGAAGGTCTCCCGAAGCAGTATTGAGAACGCTAGGTGCGCTTATTGCGCTTACATTATAGGTGAAAGAAGATGCAGCAAGTAATGCGAACACGCTAACTACTGTGTCCTCAATACCGTTAAGGTTGCCCTCATTATCAAAAAGTGGCACTGTCATGACAATCTTGAAATTAGCAAAAGGGCTGATAGAAATCTGAGAGTTATTATTAGGTGTCAAATATGGATCATCGGGTGACACAATAACTGAGTTAGCCAGAACTGTAGCTGGTGGGAATGCAAAGGTCTGCCACTTAGCGTTATTGACTAGGGCAGTCGCTAAAGTGGTTCTAAGAGTGGTAATGGCAACTGGTGGCATTATCCGACCATTGAGCGTGGGTCTAGTGCGTGTGCTATCAATCCTCGCACCTTAGCGAGAAGCTGTGCGCTCATTCGATAAGGGCTTGGCTGGAAATCAACCAAGTTTGATCCGCTTAAAGTCGCGGTTCTTGCTTGCCAGATTTCTACAGATATCATTAAAGCTGCTTGCTGGATTGCCATGTCAGCCGTCCAGTCTGTAGATGGACTTATTGTAACTGTGCCATAAGGTCGCACTGCATGCTTAGGCTCTGCTGCTGGTGTTCCTGTTATTGCGTAAGAAATTGAATAATCGCCAACTTCTGTGATTGTCTTTGATCCATTAAGATGCGATTTATTATTAGTTACTACAACTGTCTGACCTACATAAAATGTGTCTTTGACAAGTTCATCAAAATATAAAGTGCCTACTGTGGTCGTGTTGCTGTGTGCCACATTAAAATTAGTATCTGCCCATAACATTGGAAGCAAGACTGCATCTGTTGCATCGCATACTTCTTGAAGGGTTGCATCTGGATACAATGTGCCTACGCCTAGTGTTGAGCGTAATTCTGCAACTGTTGTAAGTGCCATGATGATCCTTTCTAAAGACTCTAGGGGTCAGAGGGCTACTGACCCCTAGAGCGACTTAGTGTGGCTTACGCCTTGTTATTCTTGAATGCGCCTGCGCCGACCTTAGTAGCGATTGCTCCAAAGCCGTAGTAGCCGATAGTTACCTGTCCTGCTGCGGTTGATTCTGCGCGTAGGCGGTAAGTTGGTGACTCGTACCATGTGTATGCATCTGGATTCACAACAAGGATTGTTCCATCGCCATCGCCTGCGTTTGTTGGATCAACATAAAGGTTAAGTCCTGCAACATTACCTGTTAGTGATGTTGGAGTTACTACACCGCCTGCGTTCATTGGCTGTGAAGCTGTGTAAATTGGACGGCCTGCATCGTTTAGAGACATGATGTTTGACCATTGTCCTGTAGATACAACCATGTTGCGAGCAAATGGGTTTGGAAGTCCTGCTGTAGCGCCATAGACAGAAGCTGAACCACGAGCGACAATACCTAGCAACTCTGAGGCTGTTGGATATGTGACTGTTGTAGTTGCATCTGCTGTTGCGCCTGCAATAAGAGCAGCATTTACTGCTGCGTTAGTAGCCTTTGCGTAAGCTGCAGCCATGTTGCGTACAAGCTCATCAAAGAATGCTGGAGATGTACGATCTAGCAATTCAACAGAGAATGTCTGCTGTCCAGCGTACTTTTTAACTGATACTGACAAGAATGCTGCTGTCTGATCTGTATCTGAAAATGCTGCACCTTCTGCTGTATCTGCAACTGTTGGTGCTGCTGTAATCTTTGGAATCTCAAAAGTCATACCTGCATCTGGCAATACTCCACGAGAGATTGCATCGATTGAAGGACGAATTGTTGTTGATAGTGGGTTGATGATTTCAGATAGTTGGCGTGTTGGTACTAGACCTGCGTTATCTGTTGTGTCATCTGCTGCGCGTAGATATTGACGAGCATCTTCATCACCTAGAGCTGCGCGGATTGTGTTTTCTGCATACTTAGCTGCTGTTACTTCAATGCGTGGCTTTGTAAAGTATGCTGCTGATACAGTTGGGCGAGCAGCTTCAACCGCTTGTGCTTCAACTGGTGTTGCTTCGACTGCTGAAGTGGTTTCTTCCACGGTGGCTGTCTCGCTTTCTGTTGGTTGGGTTTCTTCTTCTACAGCAGATTCTTCTGCTGCAATATTAGTGACTTGAGCCGACTTAAATGCGGGCTCTGTAACAAGGCTCGTTTCTACGAGCCTAGCTGAGGAAACATAAGTAATGCCATCCTTGATTTTAGACTTAAGAACTTCTGCACCAATGCTCAATCCTGACTGCAAACCTTCTTCTGCAAGGATAAGAGCTTCTGTACCGCGCTGAGAACGGCTAACAGAAAAGACTGCGTGAATTGCATCTTCTGATTCGCTAAATGAGACCATGCGACCTAAAGGCTTTTTGTTATCATGCTGGCTTAGTAGCTTGATTGCTTTAGGGTCTTGAATCTCAATAGAGCCAGAAGCAAATATTACTTTGCCCATATTAGTTGAGCCTGCTTCGACATTGAGTGGAACAATCTTGCCTGAGATAGTGCGACTTGCTGAGTCGGCTGTTAGTTCAGCTGAGAAAGTGATTACTTGGTTCATTCCATACCTTGACTTCCATTAGGTGTTAGATCAGTCATTTCCATAGCTTGTTCTTGAGTAATAAGATTAAGGTTAAGTAGTTTCTCAATTACTGCTAGTTCTTGCATTGGGTCAGTGCGCAAGAAGTTCTTGTCAATATCAAACTTGACCACATTTCCACGAGCAGTAATATCATCCATAGACAAGCGATCTTCAATCGCTGTAATAAATGGCTGTAAAGATAATGTTAAAAATTGCTTCCGCTCATCTTGCACATTGGCGTAAGTCATAGAGTTGTTCTGGTCTGCTGAAACATAATAAGCAGGCACATTACAGAGCCTTGCGCATTCCGTGGCAAGGTTGAAAATGGCCTCCCCGTACATCATGTCCTTAGGTGAAAAGGCTGTAGGAACATACTCAAGAGTAGAAGTCAAGTAAGCAGTGGAACGATTATTTCGAGCGCTCTTGAAAGCTGCAAGTAAGCCAGAAACTTCTTTAGGGTCTAAGTCAGCGCCGTTATTGCGAAGTATGCCCGTTGGCATTGGAGTAGCTGCTGCAACTGCTGCTGCTTTCTGCACATCAATAGCAGCGCGAATAGTTTGCGCACCAGTTGTTAGAATGCCATCGTTTAATGATTGGAAGGTAACTAAACTACCAAGACCATCCATAGGTAAAGTAGTTCCATCAACTGCATAAGACTTAACAAAAGTATTAGTGCTATCTAGTGTTGCAGTTACTCTTTGGTTAGCAATCCACTCAAAGCGAGATGGACGGCCATCCTCAGAATAAATCTCAACAACTTTCCAATATGCTTGGCCGTAAAATAATAATGAATCAACAGTCCATGCAATAGTTACAGATCGTGGCTGTGAGTAAGAAGGTTGCTCTAACCATGCAGGTGAGCCAAGTTCTTCATTGGTAGATTTTTTGTAAAGCTCTAAAGGAATTGCTCCGATAGTTCCCGCTAAAAGGTTACGACATCTTTGTAATGCTGGTACGGAGATGGCTTCGTTTCTGCCAACAAATGCATATTGGAAAGGCATGGCGTATTGTGAATACTCGCCAAGAACTTGAGGTGCAGCCTGAGCTTCTAATATAGGCTTAGACTGGAGACCGAATGTTTGCAAGATGCGACCCATAGACATAAATGGTAGCACATGTCAAGTATTTGACATACCACCTAAGGTGTGTCTAGGTATAAATCTGAGGCTTAGGTGCTGGAAGCATTAACTTGCTTACAGTCATTGCAACTCCAATAATGGCACTTATATCGCCTGCGGATTTGCGCTTTATGATTCTCCAAGCTGAGTCATTGACCTTAGCTGCGCAATTATTGAATTGTTGGACAAGTTCGACTTGCCCATTATGAACGACCTTATGAGTCACCAATCCAGTCAATAAATCGCCACAGGCCTGATAGAACTGCTGGCCTGAGACATCCTCTGTCATTACTCCAGCCTGCTTTAATCTATCGGCTATGGATTGAGTGGCATACTTGTCGTAGCAGACTAATCGCGGTCTGTAAAGGTCACACCAGCCCTTTATAGCTGCTGCAATCTTTAGATCATCAACTGCAACTTGAGAACTCCAAGTCTCCATAATTCCGATGCCAATCCTTCCATCTGGAAGTAATTGTCCAGCGACTAAAGATGCGTTCCTTCTCGAAGGACTGACATCGAAACCAAATATAGTATAAGCCCCAACTGCAAGTTCTAGTGTGTTATCGCTAGTCTCCTCAAGAATGCCATGAGGCCACGGGCTTTGCAGAGAATCAATCCACTGGCATAAAGTCTCAGTGCGAGTAGTCTCAATAGGTGCAGTTGCAATCGCTTCCTCGATTGATTCTTTAGTCACTGTGTAACCCAAAGCAGGATTACTTGGTGCTACAGCATCACGCCAGAAAGCTTCTGATCTAATGTCTATCTTGCAATACTGTGGAGCAGAATACTCATAAAAGCCAAAGGTCTCAGGCGGATAATCTTTAGCTCGTTCAACTAGGCCATTGAGGACTGTTGAGAATGCATCACCCGCATTTGATGTTAAAAATGTCTGGGCGTTAGCGCGGGCTCTGGTGGTTGGAATTGCAGCTTTGTACCCGTCCTCGGATATTTCACGCACTTCATCAATCCATAAGAAGTCAGCAGTGCGACCACGCGCTGAGTCTCTGGTATCCGACACTAAATCGAGAGTTGCACCATTGAGAAGCTCTATTCGCTCGCCACCGTTGGCATATCGGACTGCTTTAGTCAAGGCCTTAAGTTCTGGAGTTGATTCGATGATCCAAGCGATTTCTCTAAAGGTCATAAGGGCAGTTGCTCGGTTTGAGGACATGATGATGTGCTTCTTCTCGTTGCCATAGAACATGCCCCAGATAACACGCACTCTGCCTAAATGAGACTTGCCATTCTGTCTCGAAATAAGCAGCAAGGCGGTCTTAACTCGATATTGGTCTTTCTTATCCACCATCATCATTTGTTTAAGAACATGCTCTTGATATGGCATGAGCTTGTCCATCTTTAAGCGTTCGACCATTTCAATTACTTCACCAGCTCTGGACTTGCCCTTAAGAAGTGGGCTGTGAATCCTCGGTTGAGTTGCCCCTCGTAGCGGCTGGGTCTTTTTGGTCTTAGTTGTCATTGACTCGGATTAGGTCGGACTGTAAAAGGACTGTCCAGCATCGGCTCGGACTGCATCGGGTAGATATGCCCTGAAAAGACAGGGGGGGTAGAGGTCTTACCTAAAAAAACCCCCTCATTGAGCGCACCCTTCTTGCTATTGCATGGAGCACAGCAGGCAACAAGATTGTCAAGGTCATGGCTTCCACCATCCTTGCGACTAATCACATGATCTACTTGATTAGCTTCTTGACCACAATATGCACAGATATAACCATCACGCTTCAACACTCTAAGGCGTTGGTCTTTCCACTTCTGTAATCCAAGTTCTCTATGGCTTGCATCTCTTAGTGCCACCCTTTAGTTCTCCAATGATCTAATGCAATGCATGGCTCACCATATCTGTGGCCTATGTAGTCTAAGCCCCATTGTACTTGAGTCCAACCATCCTGTTCTTTAAGCCACTCACTCTTGCCTTGAGGAATACCATAATGACTACCATTACTTGCTAATGGATTCCATGCTGATTCTTTACCATAAAGCTTTAATAAGCATCTATGTTCTTTATGATTAAAGTCTAATAGATATAACGCATAAGTCTTATAGTCTATGTATTGCACTGGTTTAGAGCCACCTGCACTAGGCACTAGTAACAGAGCTATCCCAATAGCTACTAGCACCCCGCAAGCTGCGCCCCGATAGGGCTTGCGGTGAGCCTTTGAGAGGCTCTGCGCCGTTAGCGTACCATATGTGTCAATGATGTGCATAACTCGTGTCCTAACTGAGCGTGAAGTGAAGTTCTGCCCCTACTTATCCACAGGGTGTGAGTAAGTAACAATTATAGAAGGGAATGGCGCACCTAACTTAGATCCACCGAACTTAAGCCTTCCTTTAATGAATTGAACCTCTGCATAAGGCAGAACTAACTCATGAAACCATTTAGTATCAGTCCTTGAAGGCAATAACATAACAACTAAATCATTATGTTCTGAAGCCTTTTTAACCCAATCTTTAATGACTCGACCATAAGGTGGGTTGCACCATACTCGCCCATACCAATTAGCTGCTAGGCCATCCCTGCGTGATTCATCTGCATGATCAAGACCGAACCAATCATTACAAAGTGCATTGCTACTTGAAGCTGCAACATCTAATGTGAAGCCATGAATAGCGTTCAAGTCATCAAATAAGTCTTTAGGTGTAGCCCATTCAACAGTCTCACTAGGCTTCATGTAAGCCGTCATGATATGAACTCCATAATTTCTTTGCCTAACTCATAAGGAATCATTGAACGCAATCTTGCATTCTTCAACTTGCCAGTACCACCTGCATTAGTGCCAGCTGGTGATGATTCATGGCAACTCATTCTTGGACTGCACATTGGTCTAGGTGTCCAATCAAGAGTTCCCCATACATCTGTTGGTTTCATGCGAGTATCACCATATTGACAGTAAGTAATTGTCCATCTTTTTAAGTCTTTAACTACATCTTGTTTCCTAAGCATTCCCCTAGGATTCTCCATAATCCATCCGTGAGTAGGGTTGAGGTCTTGCATTAACTTAATTGTGTGAGCTACTAATGCAATAGCTTCATAAACTTCTGGCCGCTTGGGAACACAATTACCACGCCCACCAGTCCAGTAATGTCCAATGCTCGCCACACTAAACTTCTGACATGGCGGTGATGCCCAGATAAAGTCTGGCTGACCATACTTAGCAATTAAACCTTCAGCAGTAAGTTGTAATATGTCTCGTTCATGTGCCTCAAAGTATTCATCTAACTCAACCTTAATTATTGTGTGTCCTGCATCCTCGAATGCCTGAGTGCTTGACCCAGTGCCTGAGAAGAAGTCATATACGATCAATCTTTGCCCCATCCTGTACCCTTGAAGATTGCCCCTACTGGGCTAATCACCTTGCTCATTGGTTCATTACAATAAGTGCATAGAACTGTTGGTTTGTCGTGCCAGCCATGATGCAGCTCATTCTTTAATCCGCATCTTCCACATTTGTAATCGTAGGCTGGCATGTTTTACATTCCCCAATCATCCATGATCCACAGCCATTACATCTAACAATGTCTGCTTCAGTCGGTTTAGTGTTTAAGTGACCATACTTTAATTCTAGAAGTGGAAGCAAGTCTTGGAGCTGGATAATGCAGGCATACTCCGCTGCATTTTCTCCCTGCCCGTTGAGTCGCAAGACTGCAAAGCCTAATTCCCCCGAAACGGCTGTGCGCTTACGAATCTGCTCCAAGACTGCCTTTGGTTGGAATCCAGCCCTTGCCTTGACTTCACAGTCAAAAGGTACAGACTGAATATCTTTACCATTCCCCCTTCCCACACTAGCGAATGGCCATACAGTCGATAGGTACTGTGCGACCACCCGCTCTGTGCGGAAACCTCGGTGCTTTCTATGTTGGCTAATGATTCATCCCAGCCATGTAGCCCATTGCAACTCCACCAATGAATAGAGCTAATGTTAGATACATAAGCAATGCTTCCTTATCCATTGACTGCCCTGCACTTATTACATGACCAAGTGCCAGCAACTACCACGCCTTCTACAATTCTTGCAGTGATCGTAATGTCAGAGGCCAGTGTTGGCTCGTTGCATAATTGGCAATTAACTGTGTCAATCATAGGCACATCTTCCACATTAACCCAGCCGTCAGCTGTGTGAAACTCTGCATACCCCATTATACCCTCGCCTTCTGTGGTTCCCATTTACCACTGCTCGATAGGTTGTACCAATGCGTTGGACACTTATCCATCCCACCAGTTTGACCTTTTGTGGTACAGAAATATCCAGCCCAATCACGACCTTTAGAATTACCAGTACGCCATTCCATGTGACCATGCTGACATGTTGGAGCATCTAAAGCTTCTGCAGTACCTAGAATCTCTGTCACAGTAGCCATTGCACTCTCTAGTGTTACTGGTGCAAGTGTGGTCTTGACAGATGATCCGATTGGTGTAGTCCAATAATCAGTATCACCCTCTTTAATGTCCTGTGGTGCTGGCTTTACTTCCTGCTTGACTACTTTAAGAGCTGGATGGTTTGGTGCAACCTTGCTCATTTCTTCGCGGCTAGGGCGCTTTCCTTTAGGAGCATAACCCGCATTTGCAAGTGCTCTGCCAATTGCCGATGTCTCGCAATTCTCCAATGCAGAAGTTTGATTGACCCCGCGAGTGCTAACTGTTTCTTCAGCGTACCCTGTCGCCCATGCGATGCTATCTTGGCTAGTCTTAAAGAGATAAGCTTTAACAATGTATCGAGTTGCTTCCACCACTTCCAACTCAGTGCTAATGCGAAAATCTGGATAGTCCTTAATAAACTTTTCAAGTCTCACCTCAACTGGCTCGTAATCGGCTAAATTAAACATATAACTCATTCTCCTCTGTAGCTAGTTGCCCCATTAAAGCAATATAGGCTGCTCCATCGATGTAATTATCTGGCTTATCGACTGTGCCTGAACTGGCTCTCGCAATCTTGATGAGCGCGAGTATTGCACAGACTTGATAGTCCTCGACTGGGTGCTGTAGGTATGCACTGATGAGCATTGCTGCGTGTTGCATGTTATCTGCTGGGTGGCCGTAGTCGTTGAGACCACGATCTTGAATGATGTCGGTTGCACTCTGTAGAATCTCCTGATATTTCATTCTGACCAGAACTCTGAGCGATTCACAGCTCTGCCTTTATGCCATCCATCGCGATGGCCACGATCATAGGCTTCTTTGTAGGATGTAATTGCCATTACAATAAAGCTGATACCCGCCCCAATAAGGCAGATAATCAACAACTTCTCATTGTTTGTCATTTTGTACCTATCTGTGCCAATGCCCTTGA